GGTTATTCAGCTTTTGTTGAGAATACCTCGATAGCCGGTACATACACACGCGCCACAACCACCGCAACTGTGACCGCAACAGGCCACGGTTTGTCTACAGGCCAATGGGTGTACTTGGACTGGGATTTGACGGATAACCCATACCAAGTGACCGTGACAAACTCCAACGTGTTTACGGTGGCTGTGGCTGACACAGGCGCTGCCAGTGGAAACGTGACTGTGTACAACAAGATGTTGCTTCAGGCTGACGCCTCAAACGCTACGGCGTTTACGATGGTGATTCCCGGGGAAGGTATTTTGGCGGATCAAGGCATTCGCGTGTTTTTGGCGGCGAATATTCACTGCACAATTTTCTATGGCTAAGTCCCCAGCATGGCAGAGGAAGGAAGGGAAGTCCGAGAAAGGCGGTTTGAACGCCAAAGGACGCGCCTCCTACAACAAAGCCAATCCCGGGAAACCGGGGCTGAAAGCTCCTCAGCCCGAGGGCGGCAAACGCCGCGACTCCTTCTGCGCCCGTATGGAAGGGATGAAGAAGAAATTGACGAGCGAAAAAACCGCCAAGGATCCAAATTCGAGGATTAACAAAAGCCTGCGGGCTTGGAAGTGTTAAATGGACATCAACACAATCTGGTCAGCCGCACTATCCGCTCTGTTGGGTGGGTTTTGGTTCTTCGTGCGAGAGAAGTTCGAAGAAATCAAGCGGCTTGACATTCTTCTAAACAAAACGCGAGAGGAAAGCCATCGTGATTTCGTTACTAAAGCAGAAGTTCAGCGCATTACTGACCACATTGACCAACGGTTTAACAAGCTTGAAGAAAAAATTGACAGGCTTCTTCAAGCCAAAGGCGGATGATGCCAAGCACGAGTAAGAAGCAGCACAATTTCATGGAAGCGGTGGCCCACAACCCATCGTTTGCCAAGAAGGTGGGAGTCCCGCAGTCTGTGGGCAAGGATTTTTCAAACGCCGACAAAGGCAAAACTTTTAAAAGAGGTGGTGATATGGCTAAAGCAAACCCTTTCATGGAAATGATTGCCAAGAAAAAAGCAATGGCAGCAGGTAAAAAATCAGAGATGCCTTCTAAGATGGGCAAACCTGTGATGAAAAAAGGCATGGACACTGCCAAAGACGGCATGAAGAAAATGGCCAAAGGTGGTATGGCTTACGCTAAAGGCGGTGGCATCGAGTCCCAAGGTAAAACCAGAGGCAAGATAGTTACCATGAAGTCCGGCGGAAAGATGTGCTGAGATGATGTCCAGCCGTGGTATGGGGGACATCAATCCCTCAAAGATGCCCAAAGGCGTGAAGACTCCGCGCCGCGATGACACCGATTTCACCCAATACAAAGAGGGTGGGAAAGTCAACGCGGCGGGGAACTACACCAAGCCAAGCCTGCGCAAGAAGATTGTGTCTCAGGTCAAGGCGGCGGCAACACACGGCACCGGTGCAGGTCAATGGTCAGCCCGTAAAGCACAGCTAGTTGCCAAGAAGTACAAAGCGGCGGGCGGGGGCTACCGAGATTGAAAGCACCGCAGCAATCCTTGAAAAACTGGGGCGACCAGAAATGGCGCACCAAGTCAGGGAAGCCTTCCAGCAAAACGGGCGAGCGCTACCTGCCAGAAGCCGCCATCAAGTCCTTGTCGTCAGCCGAATACGCTGCAACAACAAAGGCTAAGCGGGCGGGCAAGAAGGCGGGCAAGCAGTTTGTGGCGCAACCCAAGGCAATTGCAAAGAAAACGGCAGGATTTAGATAATGGCAACTACATCTGGACAAGCAGGCTTCACTTTAGACCTCACCGAACTGGTTGAGGAGGCTTTTGAACGAGCTGGTTCAGAGTTGCGCACCGGGTATGACCTCAAAACTGCCCGCCGGTCATTGAATTTGCTGTTTGCTGACTGGGCAAATCGCGGTATCAACATGTGGACGTTCGAGCAGGGCACGATCACCCTAACTCAAGGCTTGAACACCTACGCAATCCCTACAGATACTGTCGATTTGCTCGATCACGTCATCCGAACACAGGCAAATGTGGCCGCAACACAGTCGGATTTGACAATCACACGCATCAGCGTCTCGACCTACGCCACCATCCCCAACAAAATCACGCAAGCCAGACCGATTCAGGTCTGGTATCAGCGTTTGGACGGCCAAATCATGCCCACTACGGCGGTTTTGGCGACAAGTATCAACGCCACAGACAACACAATCGTCCTGTCCAACGTGGTTGGCCTGCCCGCCATCGGGTACATCAACCTCGACAACGAAACCATCTTCTACAACTACATTGACGGCAACACTTTGGGCGATTGTTTCCGTGGCCAGAACGGCACAACTGCCGCTTCTCACACTGCCAGCGTCAATGCCAAGATTTACATCAACAATGTGCCCCGCGTGACCATGTGGCCAACGCCTGACGGCTCCCAGACATACCAATTTGTGTACTGGCGCATGCGTCGGGTGCAGGATGCTGGCAGTGGTGTGAACGTCATGGACGTACCCTTCCGGTTTGTCCCTTGTATGGTGGCTGGACTGGCTTACTACATCGCTTTGAAGGTTCCCGGCGGCATGGAACGCTTGGTTGTTTTGAAGCAGCAGTACGACGAATCTTGGATGACAGCGGCTGATGAAGATCAGGAACGCGCCGCGTTGCGCCTCGTGCCTAGACAGATGTTTATAAACTGACATGGGAAATAGGTTTTCCTCTGGCAAGAACTCGATTGCCGAGTGCGACCGCTGCGGCTTTCGGTTCAAGCTGACGGTGCTGAAGAAGCTCGTCGTCAAAACCAAGACGTACGACCTGAAGGTGTGCCCCCAGTGCTGGGAACCTGACCAACCGCAGTTGCAGTTGGGTATGTATCCGGTGGATGACCCGCAAGGTGTGCGTGACCCACGTCCTGACCTGACGTACAGAGTATCTGGACGCACAGGTTTGCAGATTGCACTGACCAACAGCCCAAGCATTGACGCGCAAGGTGTGGTTGGTGGCGGTAGCCGGATATTCCAGTGGGGCTGGGCTCCAGTTGGGGGTTCGAGGGCAAATGATGACGGGCTGACCCCAAATGACTTGGTTTCAGCAGTAGAAATCGGTATAGTTAGCGTAGTTACGACATAAGGAGTCGATCATGGACAAGAAAGATTTGGCACAGGACAAGAAAATGATTAAGTCCGCTGTGGGCAAGCATGAGAAAAACATGCACCCCGGCAAAAAACCCACCAAGCTTAAGGCTGGTGGCAAGACCAACAGCGACATGCTGAAGTATGGCCGCAACATGGCCAAAGTAATGAACCAGCGTTCGTCTGGTCGCGGAGGCTAAGATGGCTGAATACAACCAACCCAAAACAATCCCAACCGTTGACGTGTACAACCAGCCAAATAAGGAATATCTGCGCGAAGCAAATGTTTCTGTGGCCAATGTGCGCAGCGGTGACTACCCGCCCATGAAAACCTCCGGCATTGTTGTGCGCGGCGGTAAAGCCCAGACCAAAGGCAAAATGGCCAGAGGCCCGATGGCATGACCTACAACGAGTTGATTGCCGCTATTCAGTCGTATACCGAGAACACGTTCCCGGAGACGTACCTTGCTGATGGAAGTACTGTGTCTTCAACAACACAGTTAAACACTTTTATTACGCAGGCTGAGCAGCGCATATACAACTCGGTGCAGTTCCCTTCACTTCGTAAAAACCAGTACACCCCAATCACGGTAAACAACAAGTACATATCTTTACCAGAAGATTTTTTGTCTGTTTATTCTTTGGCATTGGTGACAGGTGTTACGGGCGGCAACTTGGATACCGGCACGTTTGAGTACTTGTTGAACAAAGACGTAAACTTCATTCGCCAAGCGTACCCGACGCCAAACGATACAGGGGCACCAAAATACTACGCTTTGTTTGGCCCGACAATTGTCAGTTCAGCAATTACAAACGAGCTATCGCTTATTGTTGGCCCAACACCTGATGCCACTTACTATGTTGAGTTGCACTATTACTACTATCCTGAGTCAATCACCACCGCCGCTTCTGGTCGAACATGGTTGGGAGACAACTTTGATACCGTGCTGCTGTACGGATCACTGGTTGAGGCGTACACCTTCATGAAGGGTGAAGTTGACATCATTACAGGATACAACCAGAAGTACATGGAAGCACTTGCAATGGCTAAACG